ATGCCTACTGCTTATGATTATATTATAGGTGGTCAAACTGTAAATAGTTATGAGGTAGATCAATCAACAGGTAACTCAAAAATTAAACATATAAAATTATTTAATCCATTAGATGATTTCTATGGAATGTCACCAATCTCAACTGCAAGTATTGATATAGACCAACATAACCTTGCAAATAAACATAATGTAAATTTATTACAAAATGGTGCAAGACCAAGTGGTGCAGTTGTATTTAAACCTAAAGACGAAACAGGCGCACAAGTGCAATTAAGTGATGTACAAAGAAGTCAATTAGTAAATGACATCAATCAAAGATTTTCAGGTACAGGTAATGCAGGGAAACCAATGTTACTAGAGGGAGATTTTGATTGGAAAGAAATGGGATTATCTCCAAAAGATATGGACTTTGCTAGTTTAAAACATATGTCAGCAAAAGACATTGCATTAGTTTATGGTGTACCAAGTCAAATAATTGGAATACCAGACTCACAAACTTACTCTAATTTTGCAGAAGCTAAACTTGCACTATACAATGAAACAATTATTCCTTTATTGGATAGAGTACAATCAGATTTAAATGAGTGGTTATCACCTCAATTTGGTGAAGATTTAGAATTAAGATATAATATAGATTCTATTCCAGCTATGGCAGAACAAAGAAAAAGAATATTTGAATCTGTTACACAAGGAGTACAAAATGGTATTCTTACAAGAAACGAAGCTAGAGAACAGATGGGTTATGAACCATTAGATGGTGCTGATAGTTTACTTGTACCAGCAAACTTAATGCCTTTAAACATAGCAGGTGATGAAGAAGAACCAAAAGATGAACCTGATACTGATCCAATGACAGAAGAAGAACAAGAAGAAAGAACACAACAAGAAGAACAAGAAGAAGTACAATTAGATAATGATATGCAAAGTGCTGATGAAGAATTAGATGAAGTCATTAAAGCAGAAAGCGATATTGATACAGTACCAACTGATGGTATGGTTACAGAAGCTAAAAGAGGTATAGAGTGGAGAAAAGAATTTAATAGAGGTGGTACAAGAATAGGTGCTACAAGAGCAAGTCAAATAGTTGCTAAAGAAAAACTATCACCAAGAACAGTTAGAAGAATGAACAGCTTCTTTGCTAGACATGAGGTAGATAAAAGAGCTGATGGTTTTAGACCTGGTGAAAAAGGTTATCCATCCAATGGTAGAATAGCATGGTCATTATGGGGTGGTGATGCTGGTCAAAGTTGGGCAAAGAAAAAATCAGCACAACTAGATAGAGAAAGAGGAAAGTTTTTAGAAGAAGGAATTATAGAAGAAAAACAAGTTACAGCCGCAGTTAAAAAAGGATTACAAAACAAAGTTGATAAGCATAATGAAAAGCATGGAGATAAAGCTGGTAAAAGAGTTACTTTAAGAATGCTAACTGCTGTATTTAAAAGAGGTATAGGTGCTTACAGAACAAATCCAGGAAGTGTAAGACCAAGTGTAACAAGTGAAGAACAATGGGCATATGCTAGAGTGAATGCTTTTTTATATGCTGTTAGATCAGGGAGATTTAGAGGTGGTAAATTTGACCTAGACTTACTACCAAGTGGACATCCACTTGCAACATAGGAGTGAAAAGTGTCAAAATTAAAACAATTAACATCAAGACTTTTTATAGAAAAAGATGATGATAATAATCACGAAGTAGTAATAAGAGTTGGTCCAGTCATAAATGAAATGGAAGCTGTAAATATAGCATCATATATTTATGTTACTCAAAATTTAGATGTTACAGATATTATAAAACCTATTAACACAACTTTACATTAATGATTTATAACGAAAGACAACTTAAAATATTTAAGAATGTAAAAAGAAGAGAGTGGGTCAGACAAAATAGATTAAGAGAACCCTATATTAAACAGTTTACAGGTAGATTAAAAAATTACTTTAATAAATTAGGTAATGGATTAGCTGAAGATTTTAGCTTTGGTTCTACAATTATGTTAGAAATAAGACAAAACAATTCGTTTAATGAGTTAGTAAATATATTTAAAATACAATACAGAGTTGTTGCAAATGCTTTTAAAAATAACATGTTAAACAGGGAACAAAATGTTAAAGACTTTGATAGTGATTTTGAATTAGAATTAGAAAGATATATCAATGACAATGTTGCAACTTTAGTTGTAGGTATAAATGATAGTACAAAATTAAAAATACAGAATGTTATTAACAATAGTCTAGGTAATGGTGAGGGTATAAATTCTACTGGTAATGAGTTAAGAAATGCTATAGTAGGAATGGGTATACTTCGTGCTAATTTAATTGCTAGAACAGAAGTACATAGAACTGCTAGTTTTGCCAATGAAATGGTCGCTGAAAACATGGGTATAGCTGGTACTAAAAAAGAATGGGTTGCAGTAGCTGATGGTAGAACAAGAGCTACTCATATAGCGGCAACAGGGCAACAAGTAGGTTTAGAAGAACCTTTTATTGTAGGTGGTGATAGATTAAAATATCCAGGTGATCCAGCAGGTTCTCCAGGAGAAACGATAAATTGTCGTTGCGTATCTATTTACACAACGCCAGATTTCTTGTAGAGGTAGTATTATGGAAATAATTATAATTTTTTTTTTAGGTTTAGCATCAGGTATAGCAATTCAAAAGTATATCGGAATTAATAACTTGTTAGACCAATTATGGCAAAAAATAGATCAACATATTATTGGTAGGTTTAAAAAATAATGCCATTAGTAAAACCGAATGATAAAGAAACAAGAGAGGATTTTATGAGTAGATGTATGTCAGATGATAAGACTACTTCTGAATATCCAAAAGCTACTCAAAGATTAGCAGTCTGTAGCACACAATATGAAAATGATAAAAAGGAGAAATATACAATGGATGATATGAAAACAATGGGTGATGCTATTAAGACACTTACAGATGTTATTTCATCAAAAGAAAAAAAACCAAAAGATGAAATGGAAAAAGAAGCAAGAGCTGAAGATATGTTTAATAACGAAGAAGACGCTTTAGACAAAGCAAAAGAGATAGGTTGTGTAGGTACACACTCTATGGATAAAAATGGAAAAACAATATTTATGCCATGTAAAACACATGATGCTTATGAAGAAGCAATTAGCAAAGGATATGGTGATGAAGAAGAAGAAGATAAATATCACAAGAAACCTAAAAAGAAAACTGTTTGTGTTTGTCAAGATGATGGTATTTGTCAATGCGATACAGAAATTAAAAAATTAACTTTTCATTCAGAAGTGAAAGCTAATGATGATAAAGGTACATTTACAGGTTATGGTTCTATATTTGGTAATGAAGATCAAGGTTCTGACATTATGCAGAAAGGTGCATTTACAAAATCTTTAGAACAAAGACCAGCTTCAAAAGTTAAACTTCTATATCAACATAAAACAGACGAACCTATTGGAATATTTGAAACCATGTATGAAGATCAAAAAGGTTTATTTGTAAAAGGTAGATTAGCAATGGGAACTCAAAAAGGTAGAGAAGCATATGAATTATTAAAGATGGGTGCTTTAGATGGAATGTCTATAGGATTTAGAGCAGACCCTGATAAACAAGGATACAACGAAAATAAGAGAGGAACAAGAACTCTTAAAGAAGTTGATCTAATGGAAATAAGTTTAGTTACATTTCCAATGAATGAACGAGCTTTAATTGAGAATGTTAAAGCAAGTCAAAAAAGTATTCGAGAGTGGGAGAAAATCTTACGAGAGGTAGGAAGTCTTTCTCGGACAGAGGCGAAGATTGGTGCAAAAGCATTATCTGAATCTTTATCACAGCGAGATGCTGGTGATGACAATAAACAGTTAGCAACTTTAATTAATAAAGTGGCTGATATACTTAAACAATAAAACTAAAAGGAAACAATTATGGATAATAATGAAGTAAAATCTGCAGTTGAAACTCTTGGTAAAACTTTTGAGTCTTTCAAAGAAACTAACGATGAAAGATTAAAACAGATTGAAGCTAAAGGTAGCTCTGATCCTATCACAGAAGACAAACTATCAAAAATTGAAAAAGATTTAGATAGAGTTGCTGATATGGAAAAGAATATGAAAGTTCAATCTGAATCTCAAAAAGCTAATCAAGAAGCAATGGCAAGATTAGAGACTATTGTATCAAGACCAGACTTTGGAAAAGGTTCACCAGTTGAATCAAAACAAAGACAAGTATTTGATAAATGGATGAGAAAAGGTAAAGAAAACTTATCACCTGATGAAGTTAAAGTTTTAACTGTGTCTAATGATAACACTGCTGGTTATTTAGCTCCACCTGAATATGTGAGAGAAATAATCAAAGGTATTATTGAATTTAGCCCAGTAAGATCAGTAGCTAGAGTTAGATCAACTGGACAAAGAAGTATTCAAGTTCCAAAAAGAACTGGTACATTCTCTGCCGAGTGGGTAGCTGAACAAGGTACAAGATCAGAAACTGCAGGATATGCTGTTGGTTTGGAAGAAATTCCAGCTCACGAGTTATATGCTTTAGTAGATATTTCTGAACAAGAACTTGAAGATTCAGTTTTCAATTTAGAAGCAGAAATGAATGCAGAGTTTGTAGAGCAATTTGCAAAAGCTGAAGGAAACGCATTTATTTCAGGTAACTCTGTTGGAAAACCTCAAGGTTTAATTAATAATGCAGGTAATAATATAACTACAGCAGCTAATGATGCTCTTGCAGCAGATGACTTAATTGGTGCGGCACACAATATTAAATCTGAGTACATGAGAAATGCTACTTGGATGTTTAATAGATCAACACTTTCAGCAATTAGAAAACTGAAAGACACAAGTGGCCAATACTTATTCCAACCAGGTCTTTACCAAATGGGTGTAGGTTCAAGTTTACTTGGACATCCAATTGTAGAAGCGTCTGACTTAGCTGATATTGCTGATGGTACTGTTCCAGTATTATTTGGTGATTACAGAAGAGGATATATGATTGTTGATAGAGTTTCTTTATCAATTATGAGAGATCCTTTCACACAAGCATCTGCTGGAAATGTAAGATACATTGCTAGAAGACGTGTTGGTGGACAAGTTATATTACCTGAAGCAATAACAACAATTACTATTCAGTAATTATAATTTATAGGAGAATATAAAATGTCAATATACGATGGAAAAAGTGGGATAGCGATTGATGAATCATTAAACGCTATCGTAAAAGACGCAGACACAGATTGTACTGGTGTTGATTCTAATGGTTTTTCTGCAGTAACTCATGTAGTTAATGTAGGAGCTCCTGGAATCACATTTAGTGGAACTGATAAAGTTGAGATTGAATTAGAACATTCTGATGACAACTCATCTTTTACAGATGTAACATCTAATACAGATGTTGTAGGTGGAACTGTAGGTACTAATGGTCTATGGCAAACTATTGATGCTGATGGCGACTGTAATGCAGTTTACGCAATCGGTTATGTAGGTGGCAAAAGATACTCTAGAGTAGTTTTAAACTTTAGTGGTACTCATGGAACTGGTACTGTGTTTGGTGTAGTTGGTGTTAAAGGAAGACCTCTTTCAGGTCCTACTTCATCACAAGCTAATCAATAATAAATAAAATTTGAGGGGGATTTTACCTTTTGGTATTTCCCCCTTGAAAATAGAAATTTAAAAAGGAGTACATATGAAAATAAAAATGAAAGTAGATCATGTTGCAAAAGCTGACGATCTTGGTGGATCAACTATGGTTTATAAGAAAGATCAAGAATATACTTTTGATACAGAGTGGCAAATGAAATTAGGAACTAAATGGATTGATAGAGGAATTGCAGAAAAAGCAGTTTCTAAAATAGAAAAAAAGATAGTAGAACCTAAAGAAACAAAAGTTAAAAAAATTCTTAAAAAAGTAATGGGCAAGAAGAAATAGTAATTAGAGATTAAAATGTCAGGACTTAAAATTGATACAGCTTGGACTACATCAGCAGTTGCAACTTCTGACCAAAAATCTTTTATGCGTGTTGATTTTAGCGATGATGATACATTAATTGCCGAACTAATTAAAGCTTCACAAAATGTAATAGAAACATATATCAATAGAGCTATTACAACTCAAACATTAAGTCTTTTTTTAGATAGATTACCTTTCTATAGCGATATTAAATTACAAGAGGGAGTATTTACAGCTCCTGATTTAGAGTACAATTCCAATTTTATTGTATTACCTAAACCTCCAGTAACTTCTGTTACTCATGTTAAATATTATGATAATGATAATACAGCATCAACCTTTGCCGCAACTAATTATTATGTAGATACAATTAGTGATCAAGCTAGAGTTGTTCTTAAAACAGGTTCTAGTTGGCCTACAGTATCAGAAACAAGAAATGCAAACGCATATGAAATAAAATATGTAACTGGTTATGGTGGAGCAAGTGATGTCCCTGAACCAATAGTACAAGCAATTAAATTATTGACTACACATCTTTATGAAAACAGAGAAGCTGTTACAAGTTTATCTGTAAATGCAATACCTTACACAATAGGTGCCTTATTACAGCCATACAAAGTACAAAGATTAAACAGTATATTAGGAGGATAGCATGAGTGGTGTTTCGCCTGTAGGTAAATTAAGAAACAAAATTACTATCCAAAACAATGTATTGTCTGCAGA